TACCTCTTAATGGATTTGCAGAATCACCAGGAGTTGTGGCGGATCCTGCACTTAGAGTTCCGGCGACTAATCCTGGCCATATGTATCCAGAGCCTCCGCCTCCTCCGCTCATGGTGTTACTTTCTGAATAGCCGCCGGCAGATCCGCCCCAGTATCCACCACCGCCACCGCCACCATATCCTGATCCAGCAGTACATGTTCCGCCTTGTAACGCACCTTGACCCGACGATGAATTACTAATTACACCGCCTGCTGCCGATTGTGTGCCACCTTGGCCTCGAAAGGCAGTTTTGCCGTCATATGGACTGTATCCATTTTCACCGTCGGTACCGCCGCCGGCACCCCCTTGATTTCCTGTTCCTGCTCGCGAAGATCCACCACCGCCACCGCCGCCGGCTATCACTCTTGCATTTGCCTGTGTGTAACTGTTTATAAATAATCCGCTTAATCCGCCGCCACTTGCACCATATCTATTATCTGCTCCGCCTATCACAGGACCGCCGCCTCCGGCTGGACTAGCGGTGCCATTCGTGACTCCAGGACCACCAACCATAACAACAAATGAGGTAGACACACTCAATGGCAATATTCCAAATGCTGCGCCTCCGGCTCCTCCGGGTGCTCCAAAACTCCAACCCCCGGCTTGGCCACCACCACCCCCGGCTCCCCAACAAAATATTTCTATTAGGAATCTAGAATTAAACAAAGCCAAACTTGTAGTATCAACTGTTCCTCTTGGTTGATTATAAAGATAATTGGTAGCTCTTGCTCCGATTACTCCATAGTTACTACGAAATCTAGACATTTAGCTTATAACCTCATAAGAACAAGTAATCTGGGCAGCGGTAGCTGAACTGGCATTTGCTTGCAAATAATCGCCTTCTTCCATATAAAGAGCTACATCTTTGGCCATAACCACTAGTGTGCTATTTGCAGGAACTGCCATATTTCCTGCTAGATAAAAAACACTCGATCCTCTACCAACTACAACATTTGACTGTATGCTGGAAGTGGTATAGTTTGCTATCATTACGTCGTTGACTTTGAGTACATTACCACTGGTAGCACCGTTTGTAATTACGTTTGCCATTGATGTTGTAAGTTGTTGGTATTGTGATTTACCAAAAATTGTAGTTACATTAACTATGTTAGGTGCTGCCATTTTATCCTCCAAATACTATTGACATTGCAATAGCCTTTCCTGTTGATACTGTGTTTGTTAATTTTGATCCGTCACCAATGAAATAACTAGCTGTAACATTTCCTGCTGTATTGACCCTATTGACAAATAATTGATTTAAATAATTGCTCGAAGACCCTATACTATACGTGTTTGAGGCGGCGGCTAAAATATTACCATTTAGTGTAGCTTCGCCAATAGTTAAAGCGTAAACTGAAGTAGGATCTCCTGCAATGTTTCCTGTGATAGGAGGATCTGTATTTGCTGTAAATTTATTTCCTGTGCCTGACGAAAAAGCAGTGCCATTCGCTGCCCAGAAAATTCCAGTATCAGTCTGAATACCATAGGCTCTCAAATTACCTGAATTTGGATTGTAAGTTAACGATGTATTGACGTTTTGCGCTGCATTTCCGGTGGTTGCATTTACAAACGAAACATATGCAGTGCCTGATGAAATGTTTGATGTAATCTGTGTGTTGATAGCATTGGTGGCAGTGCCGGCTGTGCCATCTATTCCAACGCCAGTCAGTACCTGTGAAGCACTAGCTCGATTGTAATTGACATCTGTTGTGCCAATAAACAGTGTTCCGTATATGGTTCCATTTAGGCCGCCGGCAAAAATATTGCCTGCCACACCCATACCACCTGCCAACACCACTGCACCGGTAATAGTGCTTGTTGAGGTCGTGGTGTCGGTAAACACAATGTTACCAGTGGCATCATCGTAAATTATATTAGTGCCACCTAATGTTCCACCGTTATTGTATTGTATTGCGCCATCTAGTCCTGTAGACGGACCGCCAATTGGGGTATTGTTGCCAGCCCAATATAAACCTGAAGTATATAATGATTCTGAATAAATGTTGCCGCTGACGCCGGCGCCACCAACTACAACTAAAGCCCCGCTTGCTACACTTGTACTGGCTACTCCCGATGCGGCTACTATATTACCACTAGACGTAATTGTTGTTCCTACGTGTAAAGCTCCGCCTATTCCTACTCCGCCAACAACAACTAACGCTCCAGTGGTGGTGTTTGTACTTGCTGTTCCTGAATAAGCAACAATGTTGCCACCACTCTTCAGTGTTAGCGTGTTATTTAGATCATTAAAGTAACCAGAATTTGGAGTAACAGTTCCAATGGGAGTATTTTGTAAACTGGCAGCACTAAGTAAACCGCCAACGTAAGTGTCACCACTTACACCCATTCCGCCTCTGACAACTAATGCACCTGTAGTTGTGCTTGAACTGGCTGTGCCTGAATTGGCCACTATATTACCGCCAACATTCAATCTTCCACTGATGCCGGCACCGCCGCTAACTCTTAATGCACCAGTGGTGTTGTTTGAACTTACTGTTGTATTTGCTAGTGTTAGTTCACCAGACTTTATAGTACCGTAGGTGTTACCAGTAAAAACATTTCCAACTTCTCTACCACTATCATACCATTCTAGATAACCACTATCATTGGCTCGGCCTAAGAATGCGTGTTCGTCTTGATAATCATAGTAATGAAATTTTAAACCAATGTCTTTGCCGTCGTTAAATGTCCACGGTGCAAGATTGGCCTGAGTATGTAAGTCTATGACAGCATCACTTATGCTAAGATTTTGCTGTCCTATTGTAAAAATATTGCCTTCGACCTGCAAATTACCAGTGATCTTGGCAGTAGCAAAAACAGCATTGCCACTGCTTAAATTGTCTGCAACAAATGTTGATGCATATGACGCAGCAGGTGCGCTAAAAGGATTACCGTTTGAATATAAAAAATTATCTGTTCTTAAAGAGTTAACTATTATTGTGCCAGCTGTAACATTTGCGTAACTAGTTACAGTTAAATTGCTGTTTGTGATGCCAGTATCATCAGTGAATGCTACAACAAATGAATTACCGCTTTCGCTCCACACTAAAGCTACGTTAGATTTTACACCTAAATTTCTATTAACCAGAAATCCAACATCAACATTGGCCACAGTGGAATCGCTATTTAAAAGCGTGATAGGATCTTGAAGCTTTGCTTTAGTGGTATCAGATTGTATAAATCTAGTTCTGGTTAATGCCATTGCGAATCCAAATAGTTTTTGTATTTATGGAAAAAACAAAAGGGTCATTTAGACCCTTTTTTGTGTATATTTGGGTTACTATTACAATCTGCCCACTACCACTTCAATGACTCCTTCTACACCATCAAAGTTTTCCAGTGCTTTACCTATTACTGTGCCAATCTGCGGGTTATGATCTGGCCTAGCAAACCCGCTACCAGCACTTACCAACATGTCCCCTTTGGCAATTTTACCGCGAACTTTACAAGGAACTCTTCCTAAAAGTGCTAAAGTAACTACATTTGGCCCGTTTAGGCTACCATTCATTAAATGAGCAGGATTAGTAGAAACTACACCGGCCACTCGTCTGGAACCATCTTCGGCTATGGTGACTTCAGCTGCGCCGCCAAATTCTAGCACTGTACCAGGTTCATAGGAATTGTCAGCTTGATAGTTTTCTGCCAAGTCGGCGTATCTTGCTTGAGTTGATACTCCGTAAAATGTTCCCCACCAGCTGGTTGTTGTACCAAGATTTTGTGTGGTATTTGCTGTAGGAACCATCCAGCCAGCAGTAAACAAATTGCCTGATATTCCTACCCCGCCCCTGACTACCAAGGCACCAGTAGCTGCATTACTACTTAAAGTAGTTGCTTCTAATACAAGATTTGAACTGAACGCCCCTGTGGTACCTTTTACAGTTCCTCCATCTAGGTGAACAGCAAGATTAGAATTTGTAGCAGTCCCGCTGAATGTGGAAGCATAAATTGTACTAAACTGAAAACTAGTATTGCCAAGGAATACGTTGGCATTAGCCTGAGGTTGAATGTTTCCATTAAACCTTATTGGATTTGGTCCAAATGCTGTATCTATTCTTTGTAATGCCATTTTTAAAATTCCTTATTATGCTTGGTTTTCTTGCCAACGCAATACTGCTCGTGCTTGTACTCTAACATTGTTGTTAAGCGGCGTAACTACCACACTCAATGTGTCAGGTCCATCCGGGAATGTGTTAAATCCGCCCAACAAGCTGTTATTTAATTCCTTAATCTTGGTCAAATCATACGTGATAGTTTGGAAATTGAAACCACCTGTTGTTGTTATACCTGAATAGTTAACGGCATTTTGTCTAGGGGCCGGAGCACCAACAATACCTTGCCATACTACCTCTCCACCAGTGGTTAATGTGGCTGCGTCATCGTATTGCGCTAGACTGTTGCCACCAACATTGACCCAAGTTGGTGCCGGACTACTTAGTGTGCCATTTAGAATAATCTGAATTTGACATGCGTCAGTGGCCGAAATATCGCAACTGAGCGGCCACAATTGCATGTGATTGCAAAGATCTCTCACTCCAAACCCGCCAGGAATACCGTTGTCAGCAGTGGGTGCCAAACGAATATTCAAAATAGTATATGGACTGAATTGGTTAATGGTGTTCAACTGACCAGTCGCGCTGAATGTGTAACCTCGATCTTCGTTGAACAAACCATCCATGATCATACTGGTACCCCAATGGAACAGTGTTGGAGCTGATGCAGGTGCAGTTTCTCCATTGAGTACCTCATATCTTACTGGCAAGTTACCTGAACGGAAATAGGCTTCCACTTTGTTGTTACCGTGTACAAACGAATGCAAGTAGGTGATTTCACCTTCTTGATCTTTTACTCCAAATCGAATGGTACCAGCTCCATACCATGCATAGTCTATATAATACATCAATATCTTGTTGATATCAAGATTAAATCCTGTGATACCTGTACCATCAGCTTTGTCAATATTGAAACCACTCTGCGGAATACGAGCATCTGTTGTTTTACTTACTTTTACACCGCTTAAAGTGGTAATGCTAGTATCTGCTCTATACGTCGGACTTACATCAATGCTTGTATCGCTAATAATTTCAATAACTTTGTAGCTGTTGCCTTTCACTACGATAAAATCGCCTTCAACTAATTCTGATGAAAACAAAGTACCAGATCCAGCAAAGTTTGCGCTACCGTTAGTGACAGTAATAGTGCCCGACAATTGCCTTACACTGGATCTACGAACCGCCCATAATGTACTTCCATCCCATTCCCAGAATGCACCATTTTGATCATCATACACACCGGCACGATTTTGGATATTACTAGCGGCCTGTGCAGGATTGTTAAATGCCACAGCAAAACTAACCTGTACACCTTTACCACTCTGATAACGGAAATACTTGCGACTCTGTCTGATAATGCGACTGTTAGGTTGTGTGTCATTGGTAGTCATTGTTATACCACCATCAAACGGTGCAGCATACGCTATACCTTGAGGTCTTACGTAAATGTTTCCTTGAGTTCCTGTAAATGTTGTTGTACCACCTATGCTGGTAGTTTCATAGGTAAATGCTCTGCCGTTTCCAACAGTGGCAATTGTTTGTGGGCCACGTACATTTGCCCAACTAAAGTTGACAACAGAAATTGTGTTGTTAATTTTTAAACCGTGATTGGTTTGCGTAATTACTTCTACTGTGGTATTGCCAAAAGTTTTCAAAGCTGTAAACGCAATATTGGCACCAGTAAAAAATGCTCCTGGGTAAATTGCTACGCCGTTCTGAAAAATGCTACCTGACGAAACTGTTCCTGTTCCTGTATATCTAAAAGTTGTAGCATTGATATTAGAAACTAAAAATTCACCGTTGGCCTGTTCATCGGTAGTTCCTACCACTGTGATTGGTTGACCTTCAGTGAGTCCATGTGCTGCCGAGGTAGTCACTGAAACAATACCAGTACCGTTACCTGAAATAGCTGTGATATTGGCTGTTTGTGCTAAAGCCGCATCAGTATTTCGACCATAACTAGCAAAATAATTGTTTATAAATTTCATAGTTTGCCATTTGGTAGGTTGCGGTCCATACTCAAAGTCTGTGTCAATCAATGACTGCGGTTGACTGACACGCAGTTTACCAACCGGATCTACTAAGAAGTCCCTGAATGACACTAGAGGAGCTGGTTCTGAATCTGTAATAATTAATAGTTTATCTGTAGATGCGTAGGCACTTGTATCTACAGGAATGTTACCAATTCTTGTTTGATAATTTCTATCTGAAAATGTAAGTGCTGTGTTTGTTTCTGTGACAGTAGCCGGTACGTCAAGATAAATGATGTCTGTACCATTTGTATAATCAACCGTAGCACCGTTGGTTGGCATACCGTTACCTGCTATTCTCCATCCCTGCTGAACGCCGGTAGTGTTGTAATTTAAAGTATTAAATTGTCCAGTGGTAAACTTAATTGCAGTGTTACCGTTTTGCACATTACCTTGAACACTTATGCTGCGTTGAATATTAGTAAATGTTACGGCATTAAATGTTGTATCATTAAAGTTGTACAGAGTGGTTTTACTTGGTACGTGAATAATCAGTAATATTTGCTCTGGTGCGGCTTTGTCAGGCAGTGTTACCTGTGTACTGCCTGATGCTCCTGTTGTAAAAATGTAACCGCTTGTATAAGTTTTCTTTGCCATGTATTCAATATCCTTATATTGTTAAAATCCGCCTAGTGCAACTGCATAAACTAATGCTGTATTCTGCACAACTGTGATAGATGTAGAACTATTTGCTCGCCATTTGCCTGTGGCTACACTGTATTGTAAAAATTGTCCATCAGCTGGTGCGCTGGTAAAATCAACATCCGCCAAACTGCCAATGGCTGTTACTCCGCTACCGGCCAATATTTTTACTTCAACATTACTGCCGCTTGGTATAGGTTCTGTAAAAGTAATATTGGTGCCTGCAATGCTGTATGTCTCTTTAGGTTGATAAATGCCGTTCCACCACACTGCCACTTGGTCTTTGTCGGCTGGTGTATTACCTAAATTGAATGGTCCTGTAGTGTTGTTACCTTGCACTACTTTCGTTATTAATCCTGACCCAGCAGTTGTACTAACTTGACTGCCTTGCTGAAAAATGTTTCCGCCAACATATAAATTTCCTGATTTGATAACAACATTGGAGCTGGCTGTGACAAATTTATTTGTGGCAACAACCAGATTGGCTGCTGCAGATCCAGGATCAGAATCTGAAGTATTGATCCAAGTAAACTTGGCGTCTGCACTCAGTTTTAATTCTACATATCCTTTACCGAGGTCTGATCCAAGATAAAAATATACGTCCCAACTGGTACCGGTACCGAGCCCGTCGACACTTTTGACTTTGACACCTTGTACACCTTCACGATAACCTAGACTGTAATAATTAGATTCTACATTGGTAGAACCTCCGTTTAGGAAACGAATCTCTACAATGTCTTTTACTAATGATTCGGCTGCGTATCCTTGACCAGCAACTAGAGTAAATTCAACAGTTTCGCCGGCACCAACACCAGAATTTACACTGAATGTTCCAATTTTGTACCAAGTGGGTGAACCCAGTGCGCTAGGAAATTGTAAACCAATTTTTTGAATGTAGCTTGTAGTAATTGAAGTAGTAGAAGTACTGCTAATATTGCCACTGGTCAAAATTTCACCGTTGCCGGCAAAAATCTTGACTGGCCCCACTTCTAAACCATTGTGTACTACAAAATTCTTATTTGCCATAGTTCCATATCTCCCTTATGACTTACAATTTCATTAATGTTGGTGTAACTTTGATAGACAGGTTAGCTCCTGCGCTGCTGGCATTCAAATATGCAGTACCAGCAGAAATATTACTCGAGAAGGTGGCCAAATTGGCTGCACCAGTAAAGGTCACTGCGTACACTTCAATGCTACAAGTAGTGCCATTGTGAACAGCAATTACTTCTGCGGCCTGATATTCACCTCCGCCTTCGTCGCTGAGTTGAACAAAGAACTTGCCACTTCTATATGTTGCTATTGGGAATCCATATACAGCATCTGTTCCACTAGGAGCAACATACTTGCCTCTTATATCATCAGTTACATGTTCTGCGTTTGTGGTAAACGTAGAATTAGAAAATAACGTAGTGAAATGACCTGGTCTAGCTACATTACCGCCAATTACTGTGTCATCAAGACTACCACTGCTAACTGTTGCACCTGTAATAGATCCGCCGCTGAGATTAATATTGCTGCCAAAGAAATAATCTACACGATTGTTAGGACTTCCAATATTACTAGAAGTTACAGGATAAAAATCTCCATGTGTATCTATTCTCCAATTTTCGACGCTACCTAAACTGACATTACCAGTGTAAAATCTCAATGCTGTGTCGTCTGTTACAAACTGATTGAATCCATTGGTTGACGCGATCCCAGTTACCGTTTGCGTTGTGCTCAAAACTCTGGTGTCTACAATGTCACCAATTGACGGCGCTTCAGTAAATGTAACTACATTTCCGCTTACACTATAAGCAGTTGTAGGGATCTGTAATACACCATTGATAGATACCAATGTACCGCTTGTTGTTGAATTAGACGTTAAATAAAACTGGGTATTTGACCCATCAACGTTTCCATTGATATCTCCGCTGGAATTTGAGAAAGTTCTACTTGTAATTACTGTAAATGTACTGCCAGTTGTGTTCCATTGTCCATCACCGTAAAACTCTAAGGCATTTGTGGTGCTGTTAAAACGAATCATTCCGTCTACATCAGTAAAGCCAACGGATCCTGGTCTTTGAGCTGATGTGCCCACTGGTATTAACAATGCATCTGTACTGCTTACCACCAACTTTGCGCCTTGTACAATGTTTCCAGTTGTGACATTACCGCCAATGCTGACTTGATCGTAAGTGGCATCTGCTGCAATATAGACTAAACTTCTTTCGTTGACACCTCTGACGATGGTATCGTGTGTGGTCCTATTGCCATTGATAACGGCACCTTGACCAATGTAAACATTACCGTTGATTGCTGCGCCACCTGTGCCAGTAATAACCAACGCACCAGTTGTGTTTGCAGTACCGGCTGCGGCTGTGTAAACTGTGGTATTTCCAGAACTGATAACAATATTACCTGTTGCCAAAGTTAAATTACCAGTGGCTGCTAAGGCTGTAAATGTGCCAGCAGCTGGTGTAGCATTACCAATAATTGTATTGTTAAGTGAAACAGCAGTTAAAGTTGTAAAAGCTCCGGTAGCAGCAGTGTTTGCTCCAATTGGATAATTGTCAGCAAAGCCGCCTGTAATTGTTGCGTTTGCAGTGCTGAAGTTGGTTATTAGACTGGTTGTTATATAGGCATTGGTTAATGCACTTATATAACCACATTGGTTAATGCACTTATATAACCACCGCTGACAACAATGTTTCCGCTACTGAAGTTGGTGGCAATCAATGTGGTTACATTGCCGTTAGTAGCATTTACAGTGGTTCCTGTTAGAGTTTGTCCGTCTACTGTGGTAAACACGCCCGAACTAGGAGTAACTGCACCAATTGGAATATTGTTGATACCGCTTGTACCAGTACCACCTCTAATCCAAACTGGTCCTGTAGTAGCTGCCCACAAACTGGTTGCTGCTCTAAAATTGGATGCATAAACGTTGGCTGCGTTGGTAGCACCAATTGACATGTTATCAATTGTACCAACATTTAACGGATTGATTGTGACCAATGCCGGAGCCGACTGCGGACTCAAGTAAACATTGGCAGTCACGTTTAATGCTGCTAGTTTGGCAGCAGTGCTTGCTTCAATTGTGGTAAAGTATCCCGGCGCTGCTGTGTTTGCACCAATTGGGAAGTTGTCTGCATAACCACCTGTGACTACTGCATTGGCTGTGCTGAAGTTAGTTGCCACCAAAGTAGTCGCGTTCGCATTTGTAGTGTTTAGATCTGTAGTGGTAGTAGTACCGGCTGTTATAGCAGTAATATTACCTGAGCTAATGTTAGCAGTGGTAACCAACAATGTTGGTATATTTAAATTCTTGTTAAAGTTCCAACTATCATCACTGTTAGTGTAAGTTAAAGTGGCATTGGCACCTGCTACAGTTAAACCGGCACCATCAGCTTGAGCGCCAGATGTAGCATTGGCTGCTATAGTGATATTTTTATCTTCTACATTTAAATTGGCACCAATACCTACACCACCAGTAACAACCAGCGCACCAGTTGTGGTATTGTCGCTTTCAGTGGCACTGGTAACTTGTAAATTACCTGTGCTAAAATTTGCGGCATATAATGTTGTTACATTGCCATTGGTTGCATTTAAAGTTGCCCCAGTGATTGTATATGCTGTTACATTGGTTGCGTTAGCAGTTGTAAAATTGCCAGTGCTGGCAGTGTTTGGTCCTATAGGTGTTGCGTCAATGTAGCCGCCGGTGATGCGACTGTTTCCTGAACTAAAATTAGTTGCAACCAGTGTAGTTACGTCAACATTACTGCTAGTAAGATTGGTTATAGAGGCATCAATTACATTAGCATTGATCATCGTAGCTATATAACCGCCTGATATAGTTACATATGATGCAACTAAATTACCTGTGCCAATATTAGACAATGATGCATCTGCAGCTATTAATGTTGTAAACGATCCGGTGCTAGCTGTTGAATTTCCAATTGGCGTGTTATTAATTGCAGCAAAGTTAGCAAGTGCATTTGTAGCACTCAGTGTTGATCCACCTAGATAAAAATTACCGCCTACTCCAGCACCACCATCTACAATTAACGCACCAGACGTAGTTGATGAGCTTGCTGTGGAGGTGTTGACTCTTAATCCTGAATTGGTTACTGCAACATGAAGTTTAATCGCCGAACCTTCAGTGTGCGAAAGGATTACCAAGTTACCTGTAGCTAGGGCCGAATGATGAATTAAATAACCGTCATTTGGATAAAATCCAGGGAAGGTAGGATTGTTGTATGTACTGGAATCTATACCAAGATTAATGTACCCATCAGTATCGTTACCATTATCTGCTGTTAATACAAGGTCTGTTGATGCATTAGAACCGCTGTTAATGTTTTGGAAGTTGACTTGTGCATATGTGTCAACATTTCCACTCATTTGTAACACAGTTGTAGGAAGTGCAGTGTAAGTAGTTGTACCTGCATATAACGCACCAATGCCGCCAGCATTACCAAAGAATACACCAGTGTTGGAGAATGTTCCACCAACTGGTACATTTATATTTCCGCTTAACTGAATATTGCCTGCTACAATGTTACCAGCAAATGTGCTTGGTCCTTGTACCCATAGATCCCCTGTTATCCCAACACCACCGCCACCGGGAACAACAATAGCACCAGTGGTATAATTTGTTGCGTTTTGACCTGACGCTGCTACAATATTACCTGTTGAGGTCAGTCCATTTACATTAGTATTAGTTACATTTAGAGTAGTAATTGTAGCTGTCTGTGCAACGCCACCATAATTACCTAATGTCCCAAGGGCACGATTGAATAATATACCTACATCATACGCAGGAACACCTACATAGCCGTTATTGAGAGTAATAAGGCTGTCAGAAACTAATGTATCAATCGAGTTAATAGTAGTAGTATTACCTGAAACATTAAGATTTCCGGTAATACTAACGTTAGAATTAAGGGTTAGATTTGCATTAAATAAACTACCTACCAGTGTGCCCGGGGCAATTTTTTGAAAGGTAATTGTGCTATCAGTAATCTGATTGTTCTTAATTCTAGTGACGGCCATCACTTATCTCCAATTTAGTGTATTTACCAAAATTGTAAATATTAAAATTGGGTTGAGAAATTCAAATTATAAAATAAGTTTTTTGCAGTCTCATCTGAGCAGATGAGCTGGCGGTAGCGTAAACTTGAACAAGCGATCCGCTTATGTTTGCTGTAATTGTTGCCAGTGTAGACCCAGTTATAGCCCTGTTTACGTTACTAACTGACACTGTGGTGTCAAATTGAGTTACAGCAAATTCAGCAAATTCTGCTGCTCCTGAATCTGCTGTAGTACTGGCTAGGTATTTGACGCTCCTGTATACGGTTTTATTGAAACTATCAATTAAAACTGCTCCAGTTGATAAAGCAATATTTCCTGCATTAATTTCTTGTGCATTTTCTGCGGTAACTGTACCAGCGGCCAAATACCTTACTGAAATAATATCTGTGACTAATGGTATTTCAGCAAATGTAATTGTAGTACCTGCAACAGTGTATGCGGTACCAGGAGCCTGTAGTGTACCGTTGATGCTGACAATAATACCTTCAGGAGTTGATGAATAATCTAAGGTATAGCTAATGTTGACGCCGTCGGGCGAAATAGTTTGATTATTAATTTGGCTTAATAAACTTATCCACGTTGATCCGTTATATACTTCAATTGAGTTAGTAGAATTATTCCAACGTATTGCGCCAGCATAAGCACTAGGTTGTTGACCAGTGGTACCCGATGGCAATTGTAGGGCGCTGGTTCCATTGATAACCACAACGGCATTACTATTACTCAACAATGGTGAAAGTACAAGGTTACCAGTCAAGCTTGACACAGTAATATTTTCAATTTTAATATTACCTAAATTTGCCGCGATAATATTTGCAGTTGTAATATTAGCACTAACAATCCCAGAAATACTTCCACCTGTAATCAAAGCGTTTGCAGTGCTTAAATTATTAAACACAGAGGTGGTGGCTGATAAGTTTGCTAATCCTGACACATAGCCACCAGTTATCACTGCATTGCCAGTTGATAAATTAGTAGAATACGCGGTCGTTAAATTTGCCGTTGTAGAATTTAATTCTGTTGCATACCAAGATGCTGTGTTACCAGTTGCGATAGTGGCATTAGACAAATTATCTATATATCCGCCATTTATAACTGCATTACCAGTACTAAAGTTTGTTATATTTGAAGTTGTAATGTAGGCGTTTGTTAAAGCTGAAACATATCCGCCAGAGATTACTGCGTTACCGGTACTAAAATTAGTTGCATAAGCTGTAGTTAAGTTTGCGTTAGTTGAATTTACAGTTGCGGCATAAAGACTACCAAAATTACCTGTAGTAACAGTGGCATTAGTTAGCATAGAAATATAGCCGCCGGATATCACTGCATTGGCTGTATTCAATGATCCAAAATAAGCAGTGTCAGTGACACCAATATTTCCAAAAATACTAGTACCACCAGTGTTGGATATGTTACCGCTAAAATTATTTGCAAATAAATTACCAGCGTACAAATTGCCTGTAATACCTGCACCACCTATGACATTAAAGGCTCCTGTGTTTACATCCGAGGCCTGAGCGCCTGATGCTGCTACTAGGTTTCCAAAAATTTTAGTTATGCCTGATACATTGGCGGTGCCAGAGACTGTGAAAGTATCAACTACAGAATTGGTATTGACACCAAATCTGAAGTTGGTAAAATCCATATAGGTCAGCGGCTTACCGTTTGTGGTAAACGCAAGATCAACACTTTGTCTATCTAGGTCACTAAAAAGAAGAGCGCCGCTTATTCTGCCTATAGCCACGGCTGCTCCTTATGCAGCATCAGTGCTGTTGAGATTGTGTACTACAACAATTTTGTTAGGGTTAACACCTGGTGCTGGCGGCGGGCTGGTGAATGTGATCGATGTTGTGCCGTTTACGGTATAGTTGATATTGGGTTGTTGGTATACTCCACCAATTTGAACCAAAATTGCATTTGCGTCTGATTCGACTTGAGTCATTGTGAAAACAGTTTGTACAGCATCACCTGTAAACTCGTCTACATTGATGTTAACACTACCAATTTTGGCAACCTGATTCCATACTCCGGCAAAATACAATTCAACTCTATTATTGCTGGTATTAAATCTAATTTGTCCGTTTTGCGGTACATCAGGACCAATACTGTTGCTTCCTAATGGCAATTGAATAGCGTAGCTACCGCCTACAAGCTGAGTGTTTTTAAGATAACGTCCCATTCGTTATACACCTATAGTGCTTACAGAAGCCACAATGCTATTTCCAACATTGGCATTGGCTCGCAATGTGTCACCATTGCCTAAAACTAGTTTTTCCCAATCAACAATGTATGTATCACCTGCAGTAATCACTTTGTTTTTGTAAACAATATTATTTGCGTTGGCAACAAAACCAGCTGGTACCAAATGTAATGTAAAAGCAGTGGCCGCAGTGTTGGTGTTGCAAAAATACATAGTAGTCACCGCCACACCGCCTAAGCCGGTTGACGCTAATACATTGGCTGCTGCCTGTCCTGAATCTACTAGTACGGTATTGTGTATTGCCATTTTTTGTCCTTATAATACTAACGCATAAACTTGTGCTGAAGTAACTGCGGTTGTAGATCCAGTTTGGATAGCCTCATATGTGCTACCATCCTCGGTTAATACCCATTTGCCCAATGTCTCGTTCCATAGTAGAGCAACATTAGCAAAAGACCCTCTATCTACATTCAATCCTGCTGTTACAAGAGTAACACCCGGGCCAGTTTCACCTGCGTTGACTGTAATAATGTTATCTGTGATATTTAAATCAGTTTTAGTAATTGCTGTAGCGTTTCCACCAACATAAAGGTTTCCTTGTACGTACACAGTGTGTGTACTCAAAGTAATGTTCGCATTTGCCTTAATCTTGTTGGTAATTAGGTAATCGTCGTTAAGACTTTTTACTACTGGCATTTTAGATATCCTTATTCAGTGTATTTATGCATACATAAATTTGAATTACCTAATAAAAAACCCGCCGAAGCGGGTTTTAATTTTGATGTTTTATGTATCAATGAGTAAAAACATTAGCAAAACCACTTGTGCCACTAGTGGCTACATAATCGCTACCACGATATTTGTAACGTACATCGCTTTGGTCCCATACGTACTTGTTACTAATACGACTTACATAAAAAGCTGTGTTGCTAGTGTTGTATCCGGCAATTGAGCAAGTACTTGCTGTGCTGCCTGGAGTCCCATTGGCTGCATCAGCTCCTGCAGCTAGGGTACAAATTGTAGCACTGGCGTTAGCGTGAGTATGATTTTCAACTGCGCCTACTGCATTTGCAACAAAGAAAGTGGTTGCACCTTTCTGTGCAATAATATAAGCATTGCTATGTAAAATGCCTGAACTATCTCTAAACTGTACTTTGACTGTTTTTACACCAGTAGATGTAATCCACTGTGGACGTCCGCCAGTACTACCAATTGTACTACCACTTACTGGTGGATTGAAAACTTCCTGGTCGACTAAAGTTCCGTCGGCTCTTTTGTGACTGATTTTTAAACCTCTTGCCATTTTTATTTCTCCTTTAAATTGGCGTTCTAGGCCTACGCGGTTGGCTCCGCAATAAGTTCTTATGAACATCAATATTTATTGTACCCAACAAAAAACCGCCTTGCGGCGGTTTAATGTTTCCCATCCCGAGTGGAAAATTACTGGAACGATAGGTTAGAAACAGCAATCTCACCTAGGTAGTCAGCTGCGTTACCGAACGATGATGCTGTGTTTGTCAACTCAACATAACCGTAACGTGTCATAAAGCCTACTACTGGTTCGAATGTGCTTGGATCTAGAACAACGCCAGAGCTCATTAGAGGAATATATGGGCAGTAGAACGCGGCTGCATCAGCCTCGCTTGAACCCTTATAACCAACTAGAACTGCTTGGCTATCGTTTGCATAGCTGTCAACATAGATACGCATTGCACCGTTTAGTGTACCAACAAACTTGGTGTTGGTTGGTGCTTCAAATGTACCTTCAGTTGTACGAGCAAATGCTGAAGTTGTTGCGCTCTGTAACACAGTTAGAGCTGCTGGACTTACAACTGCCCAGTTACCAGCGCCACGACGTGTACGTGAAGCGATTAGGTTTGCTGTACGGTTGATTAGAACAGCTAGTGCAGCGTGTTCGTCACCAACGAAAGTAGCAGTACCACTTACAGTTGCTTGGTCAAATGTAAACTCAGTTGCTGCCAAGCTACGTAGTGAACCTAGGATCTCTTGGTCAATTTCAACTGTGATTTCTTGTGCAAGAGCTGCCATGATTTCTGCTTCGATGTCCAAACCATGCATGGCTTGTGCATCTTGTGCAGCTTCAAATGTCCAGCGAGCACTTAGCTTACGTGTCTTCGCTTCAACAACTTGCTTCAAGATTTGTACATTGATACGGTTACCAGGTACGCCTTCTAGAGTAGAAGTTGTAGCTGCCTTACCAGTTGTAGCTGTACCACCTGGGGTCAAACCAGAGTAAGCAACAGCGATCTTGAATGGGCTTAGTGCTTCATCACCAGCTGTGGTACCAGTAGCATATGGGCTAGCGGTGTCAGTGGTGTTGTCTGCATAACGAACACGTAGAGTGTGGATCTGTGCAACAGGTCCAGTCATTGGCTGAACACCAACGATTTCGTTTGCAATAACTGTTGGCATAACACGACGAATCACTGGTAGAATGACTCGATTTAGTGTTGCAACGTTTGAAGCGGCTGTAGCACCAGCTGTAGCTGCTTCCATCAAGTGCTTGCGAGTGTTTTCTAGAACTACACCCATTGTGGTTCTTTTAGAACCGTTTAAGCCTTCTAACAGAGCGTCTTTAGTTTCGCCCCAACGGCTTTCTAGTAATGCTTGTGTCATTTTTATTCCTTTTCTCCTATTTAGGGTTTACTTTAGCCCTGCTAAACGCTTGATCTCAAAAACGTTATGAACATTTTCTTCAATTACAGGTGTATTAGCAGATTTATCACCAGTTACTTCTACACGGCTTTCTGCCAACATAGCCTTAGGCTGTGCAGCAGGTTTAGCTGAGTTGTTTAGAACAGCTGGTAGATACTTTTCGTATGCACTCTGCAACTTAGCAGTTTGCACACTTTCAAGAAGTTCGCTCATGACTACAGCTTTCTCCTTGTTTAAAGGTTTCAATAGATTAGCAAGAATTTCCTTGCGCTCTGTTGATTCTTTAATAATCTTAATTTCTTTGTCTTTTGATTCAACAATCATTGCAGCCTGTTCAGCAACTTGTTTAGCTTCCGCTAGGGCTTGCTCTTTGGCAGCAACAACAGCTTGTAGCTTGCGAATTTCTTTGTTCTCATTTAAGTGAGTAACAGCAAATTCACTTGCAAAAGCTTCAAAGATTTGACGGCCAAACATGTTCTCACGAGCAAGTTGGATATCTTCTTTGAGTTGAGTCATTTCTGACTCTAGTTTCTTGGTAATTGATTCCTTAACTAGTTCTGCAGATCTAGCAATGAAATTCTGTTGTAGTTCAGCAAGTTTGTCTTTGGCACCAGCGATTAGACGAACCTTTGTCTCAACCACTGCTTGCTTGTCTTGCTCAAATTCTTGAATTTCTTCTGCTAGTGACTTGATCACAAATGATTCTAGCTTACTAATGCTATTTTCATACTGCTTGCGATCTTCACGTAGTTCGCGGATTTCTTCGGCCAGTTTGCCAACCATAAAATCGTTAAACTTAGTGCTGCTTTCCATCATGTGAACTTTAAACTTCGCACGATCTTCTGCTAGAGCTTGTTTCTCTGCTGCGAACTCTTCGAGTTCGTTTTGTAGAGATTCAGTTACCATTTTGTCTAGAGCTTCAACCATAACTTGCTTGTCATGTTGGTATCTTTGAGCGAATTCTTCGCGAAGTTCTGCACGGACACTTTCACGAGCTTCAAGAAGTTTTGCTTCCCACGCTTCCGTAATAGCTTGTTGCGTATCTTCGTTTATGATGCCGCTGTCTACCAATGGTTTGATAGCATCTAATAACATCAGGTTTCTCCTATTTTAACTTAAGGTCATTGATAAGGCGTGTAATGCCTTCTTTCAGGTACTTCTGTACTCTTTGATCTTGTGTGGCATCACGAGCCACTTCTAACACTCGGTGTCCATGCCGCATATTCATCAAGCCCTCATAGATTGCTTTGGGATATGCATGTGGAGCCGAAGGCTGTGCTACAATGTCAACGGTAATGATGTCAAAACCGCTTACATGTCCTGTACTTTCATTTACTTCGCCTGATCCACGGCTACTAACACCCAACTTAACACCTGAAGTTAACATAGCTTCAACCAGTTTACCCATTGGTGTTGGTAGGATTTTAAGTTTACCGTGACCACAAGGACCGTCCATCCACATACCTTCAATCATATGCGACACACGATCCAAATTAATCTTTAGGTCATCAGGGTGATCAACTTCACCAAGAACACTGTGTCCGCTCTTGATTTGTTCGTTGACCTGTGTTACGGCTTTTTCAATTTCAGAAACGGGATAAACACGTTGGTTGGCGTTCTTAACACCGCCCTCGATGAATATCCCTTTCATATAAAGATTCTTACCTTGACCGTTTGTAGAATCTTCGGACAAGACTTCTATCTGCGCACGGTCAAAAGTAAGATCTTCTTTTAGGTACAAAGCCATATTATTGCCCTAATTATTTGCCACCTTGTTCAATACTTGTTTTGTTAACAGGTACGGAACCATCGGTAGTTTGTCCTTCGCCTGCTTTTGCTTTCTCTTTGTTTGAGAAAGTTTTGCCTGCTTTTGCTCCTGGTACATTTTCAAACTTACCAGCGTGTGGTAGATCTTTTGTTGTACCTTTCTTCGGTGCACTTGTGCCGTCTGGTGCGCTTTCGCTAGAACCTTGAACCAAGTTCTTAGCTGTACCGCCCATGTCGTTCTTTCCTGCTACTGTAGATTGTGTGTTTACATTAGCATGATCGCCGCCTGCACTGGTACCTGCTGGCTGACCTTCGGTGTTGCTAGGTGAGCTAATTTTTTCTACGTATTCACGCATTAAATCTACTGCGGTTTTTTGTAGTGGACGACGCTGAGTTGACTCAACTACTGCTTCGGTCATTTCTTCGTCTTCGTCTTCGTCTTCTTCGTCATCATGTTTGGCTTCGTACATTTCGTTGTCATCTTTACGATCCATGTCCATGTCGTCCATGTCATCACCGCCCATGTCATCCATGTCCATTTCCATGTCGTCGCCTTCGTCGCCCATTAGCTGTTCAAATTCAGCTTTTAGAGCTTCTAGCTCGCTCTCAAGATCCATGACTTTTTGCTCTAGATCTTGTTCGCCTTCGTCGCCCATGTCCATAGCATCATCATCGCCCATGTCGCCCATGTCTAACTCGCCGTTGTCTTCGTCGTCGCCCTCGCCGATACCGTCGGTTTCGTCCATGGCGATTTCGTCTACCATAGATTCAACTTGATCGCCACCAACTGCTTCTTCGGCGTACTCTTCGTCCATCAAGCTTTCGTAAATGTCACGTGATTTTTCAACCACGATTTCGTGAAACAACGCACGAGCTTTATCTTCCTCGTCGTTGATAATGTGTTCAATTAGCTGTTCATATTTGTTCATTAGGAACTCCTTATAATAATATGGCTGTATTTTATTTACTAAAATACCTAGATAATGGGGTTAAATGGTGTTTTTTTGAAGGATTTAGACGGACTATACCGGTCCTGGCATAGCTACAGGTGGCTTGTACTGTTTTGATACTTTTTCTAGCTTTTTTTCGTGTTCAACTTTTCTTACATCGTTTGCCATTCTCAGGCGACTTAGATCGGCTAGAGTTAGTCTAGTTTTGCGTAGGTCTGACAATTTTAGAGGGGTATTGTCTAGTCCTGGACTTTCATATCCTGGTTTGGCTGGTTCAAATAATTCGGTTACGATCATAATACTATTTACTCAAACCAGTTAAATTGTGGCGCCAGCAGGTGCTGCTTGTGCAGGTGCACCAACCGGGCCTGCGCCCATTGGTGCTGCTGCCCCTCCAGGTGCTCCTGCTTGACCTTCGGGCGGTGCTTCTGCGGGTGGTGCAACATTTTCCAAATCACCGGCTATGCCGCCTGGGCTGATACCTACACTTCTCAAGTTGGGATCATCAACAGGTGCTATTTCTACATCACCTTGTTCTTCGGCCCACATAGTTTCGTTTTCACTCATTTCTTGTTCACTCATGCCCAAGTAACGCTTCATTAGGAATCGTTTACTGAAGTAAGGATATGATTCCAGTTGAGTAAAAGTGGCAATCCGTGCGCTGTCTACATCAGCCTGACGATACTGTGCAAAGTTCTGCGGAGGTTCAAAGATCAATTCAAACAATTGGCTGTCAATATTAACACCGCGCCAGCGCATGAATAGCTTGAACTCTTGATCTAGTGTTTCAATTATTGCATTCTGCAAGCGTTGGCAATATTGATTGAAACGCCATTCTTGAATCAGGGCGGTGCCCACACGTCCATCATTGTATGACTGTGTACTGTCTTCTACTGCCACAGGCAAGTAACTGCTAGGAATCCGCAAACCGCGGAACAATTTGTTAGTAAAGTAGCGTAAGTCAGTGATTTCACCAAGGTTACTTGCACCTGCAAGAGTATCTACACTGCTTCCACGTTGATCACTGGTTACTGGAAAGAAGTAGTCTTCCATTTGTGCCAATGGATTGTATGTGGCATCCATCATGTTAGCACCACCACCGGTCTGTGTAGGAATTCTACGTTGACTGATTTCGTTTTTGATACGTTCTACATAAGCCATGGCCATGTGACTTGGCATGTTGCCTACATCAATTTTGAATACTCTGCGTTCTGGAGCTCGTTGCACACGATAGATGATAATAGCATCTTCCAGCAGTTCTTTTTGTTTGAACACTTTAAAAACATTTTCTAATACGCTGGTACCAAATGGCCAATACACATCTAGGCCTTCTGTAAGGCTGAGATGCACAATGTGTTCGGCATTGATAGCTGCTTCATTTTGAGCACGGGTAAATCTACCACCACCACCCAATGGTACGTTAGGCTGCACATAACTGCCGCTGGGACCACCTACCTGTGGATGATTCATGTATTGATCGCTGGTAGTTACTGCTGTAACAGTCAAGTTTTCAAAATTGGGATTGACATCTTTAAGAATGTACTGTTCGGGTTTTTTACCTTCACTTTCATTGACAATAACCTTGACTACCTTGCTCATTTCTACCCAGAATAATTTAAAGTTTTCTGGATCTCTAACAAACACTTGATCACCGTATTTGATAGTATTTCTTACTATCTTGAATATTCTGCTGTTAAATTCGTTTAACTTGACCCATTGTTGTAGCTGTTCTTTGATAATTTTTACTTCATTATCAGTGGGATTATCTTTGAATTTAATATCAAATGGCGAATTATTGGCTTCGTTTTTCTGTGTCATAAACTCAGAAAGAATATCTAACGCAGCATTAATTTCTGAATCCATGTCCATTTGTTCGTATTGATTGTAACGCTCAATACGATTAGGATGTCCAATATAAACGTCCGGCAGATTGCTTTGATAGTTTCTATAGCCTGGATCTGGCATGCGACCGCTGCCAATTGGACTGATGTTACTAGGAAGATTGCTAGATTTAAAATACTTACGCCAAGTCATATGTTATCTCAATGAGTACTATATTTATTGCGTTAAGATAACTCATTGGCCATTCTTCTAGTGTTGTCTGCTGTCTCTTTAAACTGTTCTAGCATGTCTTCAAATACAGATTTATCACGCATTGCCTGTAACAATTCATCAAGTTTACCTTCGGTTTTTTGATTCTGTGCTGCAAGTTGATTGGTAATTCCTGTCATTGATGCTGTAACTGTGTCCACAATTTGATTTACTTCTTCGGGTGCAGTTGACCCTGCTCGTCCAGCAGCACCGTCTAACATTTGTTTTGGATCTGGAATACTTAATTCACTTAAAAAATCAAGAGCTTGTTTGGGAAAAATTGCTTCTGTACCATGGAATTCAACAAGTTTGGTGTATCCAGTACTAGGCCCGGACACTATACCGCCTTTGGCAAATCCTAATTTTTCAGCCACTGCTTTACCTAATCTTGTTACTACACCTCCTAAGTCTTTGGCCGCTTCTTTTAAACTTTTAACACTATCAGCCAGACCTGTAGCAACTGTATCCATGGCCTTGTTAATCATTCCTCCCGGTTCGGCTGCAAATCTGCCTTGTACCAGTTTAAGCACATTGTCTAATGCTTTGGCATCCATTTTTTGTTGTTCTTTGTATGCAGCTAGTGCACCTCGACCGTCGTTCATTGATAGCAAGTACAAATTCATTGCTTGCGACAAACTGCCCATTTGTGGTTTTAGATTGTCACGTACAGCTCGATCTAAGTCCATTATGCTAGTTCTAAGTGGATCCACACTGGTAGTAAGTTGTTTCAACTGCTGTACTGTTGTTTCAATTTGTCCGTTTTCAGCTTCTCTAGCAGCTATACCTTTTCGTCCTAGTTCAGCCTGCTTTTCCATCATACCTGTTACATCTGCCAGTTTGCCGGTGGCCAACGTAACAGCACCGTATGTTTCTCCAGCATCTAAGGCTTCTTTCTTAAGTGCCTCACCGTATTCTGCTACACGTTTCTGATAATTTTCGTTTACTTGTTCGCTAGTCAATGCAGAGTTTTGCATATCTGCATAAGTTTCTTCTAACAGTCGCTTACGTGTGGGACTTGCTGCCAACAATTGATTTAGATTTTGATCAACAATAGTGCCATCAAAGGCTGTCATTTGTTGAAGACCTTTTTGTATCTCTGGTCCCATACTGGCCACGGCACTAGTAAATCTTTCAAATGCACCTGGCCCTTGTTTTGCCAATTTGGCTTGTACTGCTAATTGTTCGCTGGCCTGCTTGGCTCTTGCCTGTGCTTGTTTGGCTTCTTCTCCGGTAAACATTGACACAGCTCTAAGATTTTTCAAGTATTCGGCATGTCCTACAGCAACTTCTTTGTCGCTCATTTTTTGCAACTGGCCGGATTTGTTTAGCATATCCATATATTGGATCAGGCCATCAGCTTGTTCTTCGGCTGAATATCCTGCTAGTGCTAATTCTTTTCTTAAATCTCTACCGCCTTTGGCTAATTCTGTCAAGGCCAAATTCACTGTTCTAAACTTCTTTACACCGCCAGTGACTGTGTTACCAAACTCCATCAAATCTTGTTTGTTTCTAACAACTACCTTAGAAAATTCCTCTTGATAAAGTTGTGCATCTCCGGCAGCATCGCGCATGCCTATAAAACCGCCAGTTATGGCTGCACCATTTTTTTCCATCATTGAAAAAGATAAACCGGTATTGGTTATTTCTTTTTGCAACATCTGCAATTGTTTTGCATCTAGTTCTGCAAGTCCTTTACCTAAACCAAAAGCTCCAGAGGCCAAGCCCGAGATAGCAGCTATGCCTCGCGCAATTGGATTAGGAATCAGTGCCATAGTTGTAGCAACTGCTTCAGTGCCTGCAGCCAACTTGTCAAATAATCTTATCTGACTTTCTATACTGGCATTTTGTTGTGCAAACAGGGTATCAATACCGCTTGCTCCTGCTTGATATGCAGCTATAGATGTATAAAGTTGATTGGTAACAAAATTTACAGCTTCAACCAAACCAGCCTTGAGCAATCCTGCCGACATCTGTCCAGCAGCATCTGCTGTAACTTTTGCTGCCATAGCCTGTGCATCTTTCAGCATGTTCATGCCAGCTGTAGACTGTCTTGTAGCAGTGTCAAGGTTGCCAAAATCACTCATCAACTGCTGTAGCGCAGCAGCATTGGATTGAATTGTTCCTGTGCCACGCTGCATTTCCATTCGCAGCCTAGCCATTGATTGCCCAACAGCCTGCACACTTGCACGGGAATTGTTAGCTATTGCACCCAGTTGTTGCAACGATTGAAGTGCTGCTTGGATATCTGCATCTGCCATAATTTCTGCCTATAAATATAGTATTATCAATTATTTATAGGAATCAAAAATGGATCAAAAACCCGTAAATCCTTTACGAGCACATTTCAGACAGCCCGCAATTTATTTAAAATTACCCAGTGGCGGACAATTTTGGAACGGTGGTTTAGATTTACCAGCAGTGGGAGAGATACCCATCTATCCAATGACTGCCCGGGATGAAATCCTGCTTAAAACACCTGATGCTTTGTTGAATGGTCAAGGCATAATAGATGTAATTCAAAGTTGTTGCCCTAACATCACCGATGCTTGGCAAATGCCCAGCGTTGATGTTGATGCTGTACTGATAGCAATTAGAATTGCCAGCTACGGCACTACCATGTCTGTGGACACAACCTGCCCTAACTGCAAAACAGAAAACAATTTTGATATAGATTTAACTGGTTATTTGGACAATATTGTGTTGCCAGATTACAATCAAAAGTTCACTTAC